TAATAATTTAGATAAATCGATTGATTCTTTATATGATAGTCTTTACGCAGTAAGAGATGCATTAGAGCAAGTTGAAGATGAAGAGCTGGATTTCTTAGCTAATAGCTTCGTGGATCAACTTGAACTAAGTGTTGTCGAAGGGGAGTATAATTATGAAAGAATTAGAGAGTATATTGAAAAACTCTATGAAGAGGAGTAAATATTTACATGCAAGATTTTAAGTCATTTTACGTTGAAACCTTAAAGAAGGTTGAGTCTGAAGAAAACAAAGAAGATGCTGAGAAAAAAGGTATTATCGATAAGGTTGCTGATAAGATTAGCGATACTCTCGATATTGGTAAGGAGTGGAGAGATGGAACTGTAATCAAGTCAAAACCTATCATAGGCATAGCGAGACGAGGGGCTAAGATTATCAACCGAGTAGGTGCTGAAACTCTTAAGAGTGGTATTAACATTGTTAAGGCAGCTGCTAAAGGGGCTACTGAAGGTGGTCCTTATAAAAAGGAGGGTAGGGAGAGCTTAAAGAAGCGGTTAGCTAATCTAGAGAAAGAAGCAAAAGACGCTCCTAAAAAGAAGTAATTACTTCTTACCTTTAGGTTTATCCAGTGCCTTAAATAATGGCGTTATTTTAGGCTTACCTGCTGCTTTCCAACAATCATAACAATAGTACGAACGGAACCCTTTAATATTCTGTGAACTATTACAGACAGGACACCACTTAGTAGTAGATACTTCTTTAGGCATTAGAGATATTGCTGAGTGTAGCTTTCTTTCTTAAGAGTAAGTTCTGTTTGTGAAAGCTTACCGTCTCCACGGTCAGTCTTATTTGAAAGGTTCTCTTCATTCTCTTCTACTTCCTCTGGCTTGATTGTAACTCTATCTTTACGTCGTTGCGCATCAGGAATAGGAAGTAAATTAGGAGCATATTGCTCACAACTACCTAGACCACCAGGTATTGAGCATTGATCAGTGTAACGACCACCTCCTGTATCAAGTGCAATATCAAGAACTACATCAAGTGATGATGTTTGATCAGATGCAGGATACCTAGCAGGTGAGGTGTCTTTAATATTAATAACACGAATATGAAGACCTGAATCAATCATTGAGTCAATTGAAGTTTTAACAACATCAGCGAGATCCTTATAACCGTCTTCATTTTTAAACTTATCATTAAATTTGAATACATCTCCTACAAGAAAACCTCCACGTTGGTTGCGTCTCATATAAGACTCCAAAAGAGTTGTGAATTTGTTCGATTTAGCCATACTATTATTTAGTCACTCATATAAATATTTATACACATTTTATGGCAGTAAGGTTAGATAATTTAAAGATACCAGATAGTGAGCAGAAATCACTACAAAATGGGTATTTGTATAAAGACATAAAATTCGACTTAAACACTAGTCGTTTTTTAAGCCCTGAGCTATATGGTGAAGCATCTGCTAAAGACCTAGATGAAATTCAAGACGGGCAGTGTATTCTTAATTCTGTTAGGAATATTCTTACAACAACTCCAGGTCAAAAGTTGCTTAACCCTGCTCTTGGTCTTGATTTTAGAAGCTATTTGTTTGAACCAATAAATTCAACAACCTCTTACTTTCTAGGTTATTATATCTATAACAATCTCGGTATACAAGAGCCTCGTATTACTATTAATAAGCTTGAAATAACAGAAAATCCTGATCAAGCTGAATATATCATTAACATTGACTTTAGTATCCCGAGACTAGATATCCAGAACTTGTCATTAAATGCTACTCTAAACAAAGATGGCTACGTTTTAGTTTGATAACTAAGGCTCATAGATTAAATATCTATAATGAGCTTAGAAGATTTCACAGACTACAAACTTCCTAAGAATGCGTATCTTACTTTTGATGCTAATACTCTTAAGAGTCTTATCATTGAGCGTTTGAACGAGAATGAGACGTTTACAGATCAGAACTTTGAAGGTTCTAACTTTAGTGCATTTATTGATGTTGTAGCTTATATGTATCACGTATTACTATTCCAGCTCAATACTACATCTAACGAGTCTACATTTGATACAGCTACTATTTATGAAAACATGAATAAGCTTGTTGGTAATATTGGTTACAGTCCTCTAGGTGATCAAACATCACTACTTAACTTTAATCTTTCTGCTAGTAATATTACTCCTAATGTATATACTATACCTAGATTTGCTTCAGTTGGAGTTAATGGTAGTAATTATATCTCAATTGAAGATATTACTTTTGCAAAAGTAACCTCTAATGCTCTAGAAGCTGTTGTACCATCAAATAATACACTATATCAAGGAGCTCTACAAGAGGCTACATTTACTGCTACAGGTGAGCCATATGAAAATATTATTCTTATAGATAGCTTTACTTCAAAGCAGTTTATTCAATCAACTAATAACCTTAACAACACTAAGTTTATTAGTGATAATACTTTTAGTGTATTTGTAAGAGATACAGCTACTAATATATGGGCTGAATGGTCTGAGACAGCTTCTCTATTCTTGGAGTCAGCTGAAAATAAGAGATATGAGAAGAGACTTAATCCATCTGGTAATTACGTGTTTAAGTTTGGTAATGGTCAGAATGGTAAAAAGTTGACAGAAAATGATACAGTTCTTATCTTTTACGTAACATCAGATAACCAGGCTGGTGAGGCTGCTCCTAATGCACTAGCAGGTGCTACTTTTAATCTTTATGCTTCTCCTAATTTTACTGCAATTAGTGAAATACTTTATAGTGCAGATGGAAGTCTTATTACTCCATCTAATATAACTGGACTAACTCTTAATAATCCCAATAGAACCTCTCCTCCTAAATTAGCTGAGACTGTAGATGATATTAAGAATAGTGCACCGAAAGTATTTGCTTCACAAAATCGACTTGTTACTAAAGAAGATTATCAATATCAGATTAATAGAAACTTTAACAATATTACTAAAGATGTGCAGGTTTTATCTAATAATGACTTTACATCAAAAGTGTTAGCCTACTATAATAACAATGGATTAGCACAAGGCAATGATGATGCAAGAATGCTCTTCTCACAAGTTCAATTTTCTGCTTCTACTTCTTTCAATAATGTATATGTCTTCACAGTACCTGCAGGTAATCCTACATTGAATGGTTTAACTCCTAATTATCTTAATGCTTCTCAAAAACAGCTTATTTCAGACTTCTGCAACAACAAGAAGGATATTACACAAAATGTTGTAGTAACAGATGCTTTATTTAAAGCCTTTTCTTTTGGTATATCTAGGGTAGGAGGTTCAAGTGTTACATCTACAGATACTGTTGATGATATTGTAAGAGCTAGCTTCTTAAAGGTTACAGTTGATAAAAATCAAGCTCTTAATGATAGTGCAATTAAATCAGCAGTTTATAACACACTTAACACTTACTTCAATAAATTGCAATTAGGTAGTATTATTGATGTAGCAGGGTTAACTAACGACTTACTCAATATTCAAGGTGTTACAGCATTACATACAATTAACGGTAGTGCAGAGATTGCAAATCTTAGCTTTATTGTATGGAATCCAGACTATAAAGAATCAGATAGAGTTATTCAGTCATTAAACTATCAACTTGAAGATTTTGAGTATGGTTATTTTTATAATGTAGAGAATAGTCCTAATAAGGTTGTTATTGAGAGGTTGTAAAACCTTGCTCCGTGATTAAATAAGTGTATATGTCGCTTAGCTCACTATCATTAGACCAATCAGGGGATTTTGATCTACTCTACAACTTCTTTTGCACACGCAATTATAAGTTTGAAGAGACGAAAAATGGCTTTGCATTGCCATTTACACCAATGCACTTTATTCCAAACATGGAAGATGGAATAGAGGACTTCGTTAGTAATAAGAGAATTGTATGGGATTTTGGAGATTCAACAACTAGTGAAGCTATTACTGCATCTCACGCATACAGTAAACCAGGTAGCTATAAAGTAACTTGTTATCTTTATGATAAGAATGGTGAAGGTTATTATGACACCTTTCACTCTGATGTTAATATTAGTGACTTTATTCAAGACACTTTAACTATTTCTGTGACAGGTGATGATTCTGACCACTATCTTAGTGGTGGTAATCTTTATTACCCAACAGGTAATATAGCAAGTGCTATAACTGTTAATAGATATAACTCTTTTAGAGCACTTGAAGATAAGCTACCAACAATAGTTCCTTATGCTTCAGCAGCTGGACCAGATCATGATTATTTTGCTCAAGGTTATGATAAGTTAACATATGGTCACTTATATCCAAGTTCTACGTTTGTTCAAATCATAACCTCAAATGGTACTATTGAAACATTACCGGTAAATGCAGTTCAAACTATTGATACTAATATTTATATCAAATTAAGTGGTAATGAGATAGTTTATACATCAGTAACAGATCCAGATGCATTCTTTGCAGGGCTATCTGGTTATGGTGAAGTTTACTTTAAGAGTGATTTTGCTGATCGCTACAATCTTATATTAGGCTATAAGCAAGGAGATATCTTTGAGTACGCTAATACTACAAATTACGGATTATCTGCAGAAATATATAGTAATAATACTTATAGGGAACTTTCCTTTTCATCTAATGGGATTGATGGTGAAGGTTCAGATGTTACAACAGTTTTTGACCTAGGTTCAGAAAAATTTGCTGGTACAAAGATTGCATTTGTTGTTAACGTTAAAGATGAAGCTAGATTTAATCAACGTAATATGCCATTATTAAGTAGTGCTGTTGGTGGTTATGATTTTGATGTTATATTAACTGATGGTGTTACTGAATATGATATAGAAGTAACACCATACTTCCAATCTCTTTCATCCTTACTCTCCGGAGGATTCTTCAAAGGATACTTTGTAAGTAATAATAATACTACACTTGATAATGTATTTTTATCAGGTCGTACAATAGTTGATGGCTCTTATCAAGTAAGGGGGCTAAGTAATACCTTTACTATTAACCCAAGTAGTTATTTTGACATAGCAAAACAGAATGAAGATATTGATTTTGAAGAGTCTTTCAAGGAGATTGCAATACAGCCACTATTCTCTGATGCTAGAGTGCTAATGAAAGACTTTATTGGCTCTATCTTTGGTGATCTTAGTTCTTCTCAAGATTCAGTAGGTAAAGCCACCTATGAGAAGATTCAGAACTTCTTCGATAATAATACAGATATTGATACTTGTAATATTGACCAACTTAATGGTTTATTGCAAATGCTCAGCTTACCTGAGCTCAACAAATACTCCTTACCTCCAAAACTTAGTAGATTGGTAAACTTACTGTCAATTAGCAAGTCAAAGCTATTTGGTGCACGTAATAGAGATCAAACAACTTACCAATCATATGGCTATAAGAACAATGCTTTCTATGGTTACAATTTAGGTGAGAGGTTAACTAATAGTAGTATAGTGGTTGCTGGTTCAAATATAGTTGCTAATGAACTATACAGTGGTAAGTATGTAACTTTAAATACTTCACTTCCTATCAGTGCTACAAACTCACCAACAATGTCCTCTACTGATGGGTTTATATACTCAACTGATACTGGCTCTCTACTATCAGCAGATACTTACCCACTTCAAAATGTTGCAACTGTTGATGTATGTGGCAATGCATTAAGTGGTGTTTCTCTTTCAGCCTCAAGTCAATTCTACTCTCTTAGTGATTATAACAGTACCTGGGGATGGAATTTACTCTCTGGAGGTGGTAGAGATATAATGGACATTTACTCTTTTTATTATCAAAACAGCTCACTAGGTCCTATAGAAGATTCTATTATTAACTTTAACGATCCTAATAATACACTTTCACACGCTCTTACTTCTTATACTAACTGGAGTAAAGATAATGGTATAATGTCTAATATCTTTGCTAACTCACTGTATGAGGGGTTAGATCTCTTCAACAACGAATAATAATTATCAATGTCTAATCAATCAGCCACAACAGTATCTGTTTTATACTCTATCACAAATGATGAGATAACTAACGGTGATTTTAGGGATAACGTAACTCCGTTTTCGTTCCTTGATTTCATTAATAATACTCAGGCTGACTATGCTCCCGAAGAGTATAGCAATTTTTACAGTTCATATCTATCTACATGGCATTCACATCAACAAGGGTCAGAGGTAGAGCAAAAGGTAGCATTCAAAGAATACTACCAGCAGTTCATTAAAGAGATAGTTGTTAGTTATACTACAGAAAGTGAAAAGAGATTCCTAGAAAAGATTAATTTTAATGATCCAGTTGACCTTGATGTAGCTATTCCATTTTTTGCTAACAGGCTTAAGGATATAGCATTATTCTATAAAAATAAGCGTGATGAAGGTAAATTTGTCATTGATCGTAATAGGTTAAAGGGTAGTACCACGGGGGTAGAAAAAGCTATCTTCGATAATATTTACAACTTCTTATTTACTGCAGAGGATTCATTAAATGCTCAGACTTACGACATTACAGGAATTACAGATGGTCTTGGTATTGAGATTGAAGAGTTCGTTGATGTATACGGTAATTATTTTGACCTTCCAAAAGATGATATACCAGATAACATCAACAGTATTGATACAAAGTATTACCTTGACCCTCTTGCAATAGAAGCAGTGACTGGTCAGGAGAATTTCTTAGGTGCTATTAGATCATTTAAGGTTAATCCACCAGCAATCTCACCTGAAGAGTTTGATGCTATCTGTAATCCAGATAACGAGCTTGTTGAAATCTTTAATGCTTATGAAAAGGGTGGAATTCCTATGGGTGCGTTTTATGCATTGAAGCGCGCTCTTATTAGTAAGTTTTTAGGTACTGATATCTACTATATTGATAATACTACAGTTCCTGCTACATCTGGATTGCTAATTGCAGCAAATAACCCTGCGGCTAATGCAATGAACTTGCAGAGTGCAGATACAGCTCAAATAGAATCTGGAGATGTAAAGTTGCTTCGTGATCTTGGTCTTAATTTCACACCCGATAATATTGGACTATTTAAATTACAGGCAGAGAATTACAGTTATAGTATAGATCCAACTGTATTAGGTAACGAGTTTGTTATATTCCCGGATCCAGATAAGTTTGGAAATGTATCAATTAATCCAGTAAGTAGTTATCCTGTATATTACAAATTTGATTATAGTCAAAATGTTAAGAACGTCTCTAGTGGATTAGCTGCTGGTGATCCGAATATTACTAATAAGACTACTACATTTGAATCTTATACTACAAAAGAGCGTAACAATTCACAACTTAAAGATCAAAATGATATCAGTTATAAGATTAACTTTACTGACTTATACAATCAAGGAGTAATCAACAAATATCAAACAGATATTTTTGGTAATGAGTATGCATTATTCAAATATGAGCCTTTGAAACCTATTAACATAGAGGGCTCAAATATAGTTAAAAGTTTGCTTCTTAATGGTTATAATTATTGGGATCCATTTGCAGGTTACGGTTTTAACTACTCTCTTACCGGAGTTAATGGTAATACATTCAAATCAGGTCTCACGTCAGTTACTAATGGTATGACAGCCAGACCATCAGATGAATTAACACTGTATATGCGTGAGTTTTACCCTTATCAAGACTTACTAGCTGATACACGCAACCTTCAACCATTTTGGAGAGATGGTGGAGCATTTACTTACTTAGATGGTGATATTCTACCTAATCCGCTAACCGGTCTAGGCCCGGGATTTCCTGCCCCTCTTTGTTATCATTATACAGTATTAGCTGAGTGTACATTTCCATTAGATACTATTTTAGAAACTAACCAATCACCACTTTCAGATATTCAAACAGAAGCTGAGCTCGATATAATGACTAGCAATATAGATTACAACTTCTTCTTTGATGTAAGAGGATTGCTTTCTGCTGGTGCACCATATATTAGTTATGATGGGGGTTATTATGCAGATGATATTTATTTAAAGAATGACTTTAATTATACAGATAACTTAACATTCATTGATACTGCAGATCCTCATAGTGCAACTGTTTTATCAGATCTCTCTTCTAGTTTAGTTCGTATTACAAATGACGAAAGAGATTCACTTGCTGGTAAGTTGTATGTTAAAAATGGTGCATATTCTTATTCCTTACCACTTTCAGCAGCTCTTGGAAATGTTGTAGGTAAATACTCTGCTACAGTACAAGCTGATTTAAATCAATCACTTATTGACTTTGATCTAATTCAAAATACTATCTTTTTGCAAACAAATAGTAATCTTGTTATTGATAAGATTGAGTATACGAAAGATAAATTTATTAAACCTGCAACATCAAATACATTATACAGTATCAATAGTGCAGATAGAGTTGAGGCATTTTCTAATCGATTCTACGTAGAAGAAACTGGTAAAGTCTATTTTGCAAGATTTCAAACAACCGGGGATGAGTGTGAAGAAATCGCAAGGAACTATTTAACTGTATACCCTGAAGTATATGAATATAGTATTAGTGATAATACTACAAAGCTAGTATTCCCTGCAGTACCACCACTTTCATCAAGTGTAAGTGATTTTGCAATTAACAGTACACTTAACACTACAAGAAACTACACACCTCAAGAAGTTCATACCCCTAATATCACCTATAATAAGAGAAATGATATATTTAAATTAACATACATTATTAATGATATGAATGATATGACCCATATGATTGATGCTTCGTTTAAGATGGTTGATAATATATTAACACTTATTAATGTCTATAAATATGAAGATGGGGGAATTACAAGAACAACAACATTCGGACTAAGCACCATGTTTGGTAGTATATCTGCTGCTAACGGTAGTTTCACAAGAAATCAAGCAACCTTTGAACTTACAGTATAATGAACACTATATTTATTAATTTAGGCACAATAACAGCAAATACAACTAATACTCTAGATGCAATAGATTTCAAAGGTGCACCAAGTATTAACTTTGTACTTACTGGTATTGATGAATCTGTAAATAAAGCCCTCACAATGGATATTCAATGGGGTGATGGTACTGATATTCAATTTGCTCAAAAAGATATTGTATTTAACTACAAAAAGAAGTCAATATTTGATGAGGTGTTATATGGTAAGGTTGGAGGGACAATCTTAAATCAATACAAACATACATACGTACCCACTGCTTCAAGTTATTTTACTGAAGTAGGTGCGCAGTTTCTAATATATTTTAATAACGGATTTTATGCAAATATCACACAACCGATTAAATTAATAAGAGAATCCTACTATGATGATATTCAAAAATTGGGTATTATGAATACACAAATGGTTGGACTGTCAACAAGTAATACAGTAGCTAACTTACAAAGTAAGTACAATAACCGAACTTACACTACGTTTCTTGAAAAAGAGTAGTTTGATTCTCAAGTTAAGCTATTAAATATGTATGATGAGTTCCTCATACACCAAGTCTACTAGTGCAATATCATTCCCCACTGGGGAATACAATGATAAGTATGTTGATCTTAAGCAGTATGTTTCAAAGCTTGAGCAAGGATTTAGTGTTAATAATATTGATGCATTTATTGGTGCAAAGGACTCAAGAATAAACAACTATTCTTCCTTTATAATGTCTGATAAAGGGCTTCTTTCAGATTACTTCACTCTTTCAAGTCTTAATAAAGATCAAAGTATATCTCTTGTTACAAGACTTAAATTTCCAACCCTTACTGAAGTTCCAGACAATTACTTCTACATTTTTAATGACAATGTAACGGCAGATGATGCACAGAAGCCTATTGGTCTGAGAACACTTGAAGATGTAGGTAATTTTCAAAACAACTACTTTTTTGAATTAGAAGCTCTTAACAATAACTTAATACGTATTAAGCATAATGATGGGGTATTTGATTACTATCTTAACTATAATGACGATAAGTTTATATTCTATAAGAATACAGACAATTACAAAGATATAACAAAAGAGAGGCTTGATGTATTCAGATATTTGCTAGATGATGATGGATACTTACAGCTTTTTAAATTTATTGATGACAAACTTCAAGTAATTTCAAATATAGGTGGTGCTTTAAAACTTGTTCCAATGCAAGTTGGTAAAGTAAATAGGAATGTAAATAATCTTATTAATATTGATTACACACTTGATCAAAATAAGCAATTCCTTAATAACAGCTTTGCAGCATATAATGTAAAAAACTCATCTAATCTTATATTAAACACTGAACGTGGTTCTTTTGATGATACTGGTCAATATATGCTTGTTACTAATACTAATAGTATATCAAGTAATAAGATGCCTATTAATTATTTTACACTAGACTCAAGTAGATCAGAGTTTAACCATATTAAACGTGGTAGTAACATGATTAATGCAAATTATGGATTACCGGGTAATGATGTTAGAGATTATTACGGTTTAAACTCTGGTAATGATCAAGAAGCTGGTTCAGGTAAGCTAACATTACTATATAATTTTTATGATAAAGATGTTTATGTTGAAAATGGTAGTGATACTTATTTTACTGCTACCTCTTCAATTTACCCCTATGATAAGCTCAATATTAACGATACCACTTTCGCTAGCAATGGTGCTTTCTCTGGGCCTACTCCTACTTTAGCCGATAAAATTTTTATTAAACGTAGTAATACTACGCAATACGATAATGGTAGATATTTATGTACCTGGTTATCAGGAGGAATCTTAGGTGAGCCAGGTATATGGGTCGATCGTTATTACTATCCTGATAAGATTACAAAATTACAGGCCCTTTCAAGTGATGCAAGGTATATGGCCTCTTTCTTAGATAGTGTTGATAGTCTAGATCTAGTAGTTAGTAATGCAGTTTTGAATAGGGAGAAATTCTTTGATAAGAAAAGTGATGCAGCTATTGAACCTAACATTGATATTAAGTATCAAAGAATAGGACCTGCAGATATTAAAGAAATTATTAATTCTTCGTCACCATTAATTTCTGATTTTGATAGTATATTCACATCTAAAACTGTTAGAGGTGAGATAGAGAATATTTGTAGAGAGTTTAATGGTACAGAGTATACCTTTACAGGTAAGGAGTTTACACGCTTCGAAGTTCATAAGGATATTGATCAAGCTAAGTCATTTACTCTTAGCTTTGACATGTATCTTGATACAAATAATAAGTATGGTTTTGAATTACTAGGTAATAACACTAATGAAGGATTTGGTATATTCCAAGATCAAACAGTAACACCATTTATACATGTTGTTAGTGGTCCTACAATGTATATCTACAACACTGATTTTGTACAACTTAATAAAGTAGACTTTAAGACAAACATTAAGCAAGTTTGGAAGAGAAGTGCATTAGATGATTATATTGTTGCTACAGCTGGTAACTTATACTATAAAGTTAACACACAAGGTAATATTATTAAGCTAGATTGTGGTTCTGATGTTATTGATACACTTGCTACACAAATGGATCATGACTATATTGACTTCTTGCAATCTGATCAGCAAGTTAAGCGTATGGATGTTAATACGATGACTGTTAGTGCTGTGTCTGCTGCAGAGTTTGATGTATATAAAGATGAATTGTGTTTGTATGATAATGTTATTCAGCAGAACAACACTATTTACAAGTTACCGGGTGCAAACACTGCATGGGAAAATAACAACACCATGTTCTACCAGGTTAGTAACTTTATTGTTAAGCATAATACTGAGATAGGTCCAGAAACTTTCCTTACCTCGAAAGATAGAATAGTTGACTTTACAATTAATGATGATACTATTGCAATTATTACACCTAATAGATATTTTGTATTTAATACGAGTGGTGTATTTACTACTACTGGTAGTATTAGTACTATTAATATACCGATACCTGCCTCTGATCCTGGAACAACCTTTTCACTATCTGCAGGAGAGTTCATATCAATAGATTGGGTTAATGAATATATTAGTGGTGTACAATACAAATATCCTGTATTACTAGCAAGAGGTAGCGATGCTCATTTATATCTGGCAAAGGGAACATTTCCTACACTTACAGCAGCTCCTTTAGGTACTGTTAGACAGGATATTAATACTAAAGATATTAAGCTTACTAATTATAATGCATTGAACCGCATTTATGATAATAATTCAATTGACTTTAAGCTTACTCTTAAGAATTATCTTAACTCAGAAGACATAACTAACAGGACAATTTCATTTTCACCGAGTGCTTTTAAGCCTGGGTTCTATAATTTCACTTATAGGTTAGATACACTTCAAGGGAACGTTAGCCTATATATTAATGGCGACTTGTATGATAATCAAACCATACAACCAGGTAAGTTTCAAATTCAAGACATATTCCAAGATGAGTTCTTTGTAGGTACAACTGGATTTCAAAGTAATCTAGATCTTGCAACATACCTAAAACAGCCAGAATATTATTATAGTAAGGATCTTACTATACGTAACCCGTTTATATATGATAGGGCAATAACTACACAAGAGGTGTATGCACTTTACTTATTAAATAAAAAGATTGATGATCTAATTCTATCACTCCCTGGAGGACAACGCACTTCAAAGACTGAAATTCAGCAGTTCTTTAAGTTCAATAGAACAAATTCATCTAATCTTATCGATATTGTTGTTCGTAATTTATCTATTACAGATACTTCAGTAAGAGAACAGATAAAAACAAGTATTCTTGCAGAAGCTAATCAATTTACACCTGTAGGTGTTACTATTAACGACGTAAAATTTATAAACTATGGCGATTCCTAATTTCAACTCATATAAAAAGGTATATACTACAGGTGATCAGTTTACTTTAACTGGTTCTGACTTTAAAGGCTTTGTTGAGCTTGTAGATGGTGTTGCAAAAGAAGTGTCCACTGGTAAGACACTTATACCAAAAGGTACTTATTCAACAGATCTCTTCTATACTGAGTACTTTCAAGATAGAGTTGTTGCAGATGTAGATCTATCACTTCCAAACACTACGGATGAGTGTATCTTTAGTCTTAATGATAACTTAGATTACTCTTTATTCAAGTATAAATTGGATAACATACGTGATAACAATACATATGTATATTCAAAGCTTTTTATAGCTTCTAATAAGCTTCCTTTCACTGATAGTATTCGATATGCAACTGTTGATACACCCACATCAACTGAATTTACAGTTAATGTTAGTGATGTAGCTACCCCTGAGTTCAAAGCTAATGAGAAGTTTGCAAATAATCACTATTTAAGTGCATTTGGTAATGTTATTGCTGCTACTGCCCAAACTAATCTCGAGTATTTAACTCATTTTTCACTTTTTGCTGCTACAAAAACTAATTTACTTAGTCTTACCGGTTCAGATACTGATCTTGTAGTTATAGAAGATACTACAGGCTATGAGATGGATGGTAATGATCTTGCATTTGGAGAGATAGGAGGTATAGCATCGACATCTGATTCATTATACGTGTCAGATAAAGTTAGGAACGTTGTTATTAGGTACGATATTGCAGGATATAATAACAATGATAGTTCACTACGTAACACTAGGAACTTTCTTGAATTAGTTGGAGGTTTTGGAGGGTCAACTAGACAGACTAAATTTAAAAAGCCTACACTATTAGCAGCAAACAAGTCAGAGGTAGCAGTATTTGATTCTGGTAACAAAGTTATCAAATTATACGATAGTGAATTCAACTTTATTACAAGAATTACCTCAATCAACCTTAATGTTGAAACTATGGGTGCCATGGCTTTTGATCCTGACTTTAATTCTCTATATGTTATAACATATAGAGATATTACTACAGCTGGTATTACTAACCGTGTATTATATCTATATAGATATAGTGATGATAGTTATAGGTTTAAAGAAGAGTTCATTTTAGATGATAGAATTGCATTAAATGAGGTAGTTAACTCTCTTACTTTCTCTGGTACTGATAGTAACTATTGGTATTTTGGTACAGATAAGACTGTATATAAAAAGTTAAAGACTAGACCGACAAAAGTTATAGGTAAGTTTAGGTCAGAGCGTTTATTTTTACTTAATAATGCTGTAGAAGAAGAAGTTATAGACAACGTTGCTGTTACAATTAACAATAGATGGAATTTTAGTGCTATTAACTTCAATAATGCTAATTTTATATGGAATCTTGGAGTAGAAACAAATGCCGTTCCTGGTGTTAAAGCAGTTGATGGTTTATTAGAAGACAGTATCACTTCATTTTCATTATTCCCAGGTATTAGCTCGTACGACCGTGCTATTATGTTAACATCTGGTAGGTTATATTTCTTTAATGAGCCTACCGGGGATGCATATCAGCGTGTTATTAAGGATGAGAACTACAATAACTACGGTAGTACAGGATTCTCACTAAATGATGATGCCTTTATTCAAGCATCTGTTATTAATACGGAGTTATTTAAAGTAATTAACGATACTCTCACTTTAAAGAATAACATAGTTGGTAGATTTACCGGTGAGTACGTTAATGATATTCTTGAACTGGGTAATTATAACTATGATGTAGACTTTAGACTACTATTAACACAGGAGATTGAGAATCTATACCTTCATACTAACGAAGAAAATATAGTTGGTACAATAAATCGTTGTTTTGAGCTAATATACAACCTGCAGGTGGATATTATGAATATTGTTAAAGTAAATGTTGAGAGTAATGTGCAAAATGTATACAATAAGAGTGGCTTTATACAAATTTAATTAGCTATTTGACGCTGCCTATATAAATATATGTATGGCTAGTAAGTCTCTTACCAATACAAATATAAGTAACACCTACGTAGGTGTACTTCACGCTAAAGGTGCACCACTACCAGCAACAGGAAGTGAGTATATCTATGATGGGTTCGGTAATAGGTCAGGTTTACGACTCGGTAGAGATGAAATTGATATTAGCGGTACATTAGGAGCTGATTTTGCAACAGCTGCTGCAAAAGCACTTTTTCCAGTAGGTTCAGTTATGTTTTCAGCTGATGATGTTAATCCTACGCAACGATTTGCTGGTACAACATGGGAACAAGTAGCGGAAGGTAGATTTATTGCTGGTGTAGGTACCGGTAATGATGGTACAGAGTCGGTAGCAATAGCTGCTGGTGATGATTCAGCAGGTAAATATAATACAACTTTAACAATAGCACAGATACCTGTACATAGCCACTTAATGTTTAAAGATGAGCCAGCCCAGCTTCAATACCGGTTTAATCTACAAGCTTACGCGACTCGAGCCACTGGATACTACGGGTCCCACAATTATACTATTGAATCAACACCAAATGGTCCACCTGATACGTATAGCACAGCTGATGCTGGTAGTGGAGACCCTCACACAAATCAACCACCTACATTCGGATTATATGTCTGGAAGAGAACAGCTTAACAATTTAAAACAATGCCTGATATCGAAATCGTCAAACTCAAGATAAGGAGGGGTACAGACTCTCAACGTAAGCAAGTTGCTCTAGAGCAAGGTGAGCTCGGTTATACTACCGATAC